TGGATGAGCTCCCATACTATTAGTAAATTTATATTTTTGTCCTCTAACTAAGTAAATGTTAGGGTCTGATGCTGAACCAGTAAATCCTGGTCCTTGAAATACATAATGACTTGAACCATCTGCGGTTAGATTCCATTCAGATGTGTATTCAGCTATTGAAGCTGAATTAACTGTCATTGATGCCGTATCTGAATTTGATATATAAGAACCACTTTCTGATTCAATACTATCTAATCTTTGGTCTAATGAAGAAGTTGTTGATTCTAAATTAGTTAATCTAATGTTAGCTGATGAGGTAAATGTATTTAGTGATGCATTTTCACCAGATGCTGATATAAATCCTAAAGATGTTATTTGTGATGAACCACTAATTGTTCCAGCAGGTGATTGTGTAAGATAAGAACCTGTTGCTTCTTCTAAATTATCAAGTCTACTATCTTGTGAACCAGTATCAGTTTCTAAAACATTTAATCTTGCGTTGGTAGATGCAGTGTATTGATTTAAGTGAGATATATCAGTAGAACCTCCTTCACCCCCTCCACCAGTAGAGTTTATAGTTATACCACCACTACCAGAGGTTACCGTAACATTAGTTCCTCCAATAAAAGCAGGTATTCCACCAATATCATCATATCTAATTTGGCCTGATTGACTTACTATTCCACCTGGTAATTGTTCTGAAGAAGAAAAAATACCTGTACTACCTAATACTTGTATTGAACCACTTACTATACCTGCAGGTAAGTTATTTATATTACCAAATTCTATTTGTGATGAACCTGATATAACTCCATCACCACCAGGTCTTAATACTGAACCACTAATTAATCCATCACCTAATTCATTACCATATCTAGCATCAAATTCAGTTGTAAGTTGTGATGAACCTGATATTAATCCTGCGGGTAATTGTTCTGAACCACTTATAATACCAGATGGTAATTGTTCTGAACCACTAAATATTCCTCTACCAGCTAATTCAACACCAGTTAGTGTTGTTCCGCCTCCAACAAAATTATTAGCAGTAATTGTAGAACTAGCGCTGATTGAACCTGTTACATTAAATGAACCTGTAATATGTGATGAACCACTTACTTCAAATTCGCCAGTAACTTTTGATGCCGTTACAACACCTTGAATCTGTCTACTACTAATTAGATTTGCCATTATCTACTTACTATCTTTCCTTTTACTAAAAAATCATTAGCTACCAAACTATCTGGTTCGGCAACTAAAGCCTGATTAAATGTAACTACTATATTTGTTCCATCATCAACTATCTCATATTTATCTGAACTTATCTTGATGCTTTGTAAATAAATATCAACAAAATCAGAAGAAGAATCAATTTTTAGTTCTTCATCTAAAAATTTTTTGTCAGAAAGAGTTAAAGTAATGATTATTCCATCTAAGCTAAGTGAATTTGGTGTATGATGAGAAACGAACATATCATCAAAAATATTTTGTATCAAATCGTTTGATTGACCCTTTGTATCATATGGTGTAATTATATTTGGTTTCTTTCTACTCATAATCTTACCAAGTCTCCCTCTATAAATACTTTATCATTTCCATCTAAGTTATAATCAAAATTTTCTCTTTTAAATTTTACTAAAAAATCTTTACCATTTTGCTCAAATACATAATCAACATCTAATATAAATTGCCCATTTATAAATACATCAAAACGAGTATGGTCTGGTCTTAAATTATTAAATCTAACATCCATATCTTTTATCTTACAATTAGATACTTTGTAAGTAAAAAATGTATTATCTGTCAAGTCTACCTCTTCCATCTGAAACTCATTAGGTTCATTCAGTTGTTGTAAAACTCTTCTAATATCTTTTACACTCATAATTCTTTAAATTTACCTACTACTGCGAATTCATCTGAACCAGATAATTCATAACCTAATTCTGTACTTGAGCCAGAACCTATTGAACCAGTTGAAAAATTAAATTCAACTTCGTTTGCTGAACTACTTACATAATAACTATATTTTTCTGATGGTATAAAAATTCCATTTACATAAACTTTGAACCAATTATCAACATCAAAATTTCCTTCTAATGATGGTGGTAACTTTGGAACTTCTGTATTATATATTTTTACAGTATCAGCATCAATATAACTACCAGATACCGAACCTCTTGTTGCCAAGAAATCTAATACATCAGAATATTGGTTAATTGTTTTTTGTTTTACCGGATTTACACTATTTCCTCCACCAGTCAAATCTGCTTCATATCCAAAAATTACTCTTTTTGGTGTAAACTCTTTTGTTGATGTTGGTTTATTATTAAATTCTTTTGGTAATAGATAAGCATTTACTGCCATAGTAAAAGTTGTTCTCACTATTCTCTCACTACCTTGTCCTACTTCTGTTTGGTTATCAAAGGAATCTATTCTAACTCTGAATTTATATTTTTTCTTATCACCCCAATATTCATCTGTTGCATATTGAAATTGTTCCACTATTTTATTCATATGCTCAGTAAAGTTTGTCCAAATCATTACTTCATATGAAACTGTAACATAATCAGGAACTGCTATATTAAAAGCTTCAACATTAGGTTTGACATCATTCATTAAACTGAATTTGTCGTATTTTTGTTTTTTATTGTATCTTGTTAAAGTTGGATAGGAAACATTCCTATTCATAGTATTGGATAAATTATCATCTCTCGAAATACTATTTCTTTTATACATTATTAATGGAATTTGAATTCTACCTCTTTGGTCTCTTATATATCCATCTTTAGTAGCAGATTTCCATCTTTCAGGATTACCATAGATTAGTGGTACTTTTACTTTTGTTCCATTCTCTTCAACATCAGGTATTACAACATCAGTCATATACTCCATTATAGCATAATCTATATCATATAAAGTTATCCCAACCTTTGATTTTTGGTCAAAAGGAATTTGCTCAGCTCTATTTTTAGATTTACCTAATGGTTCACTTACTTTTTTGTTGTATCCCGATTGTTCCATTACACTACTCTCTCCTCAATGTTAAGTTGTGACCTTCTAACCATGAATGTAGAACATATGATTGAGAACTTCTCTTCAGGTCTACCATAGATTAATTGATTTTGACCTATTTTATCAATTTCAAAATATGCGTTATTATGAAAAATAATATCTCCTATTTCTGGAAATAGATTTTTTTCTGATAATGTTGCTCTGTTAAATTTAAATTCAACTGATTGTGACCTATCAAATCCAAATCCTTCATAATCTATTACACTTTCTTCCCTTTCAATCAAACACGCACATTGTACTGAAGGTAGATAAGATTTACCCAAAGACTCCCCATAAAGATTCGTTCTCGATTCTGATATAGATAATTTAAATATCTCTACAGTCGTTTGAACTACTACTTCAACTAACTCTTTTGAAATTTTTTCAAAAAAGGCTAAATCCTTTTGTTGTACAAATCTTGCCATTCACTATCCTATATAAATGTTCAAAGGTACTTTTGATATAACTCTTTGTTGAGCATCAGATTGGTCGGCCTCACTTGAATACCTTTCTTTATCTGATAAATCATTGAGTACATCTCTCAATTGTTCTACAAGAGCATCTTTTTCAGTTTGTGCTTCTGACCTAAGAGCTGCTCCATCTAATGATACCTCAGAACCAGGAATAGGTACAGATGAGAATTTTTCTCTAATTGCTCCTAATAACTCTTTAGCTAAAGCTAATGTATATTTTCGAATCCATTGTTTACCAACATCATTTATTTTACTGTAAGTGTGAAAATCATATCCAGTATTTGAATAATCAGCTACAACTCCATCTGTTACTGAGGTTGCTGATTGGTCGAATTCTTTTTTAACAATATATTCAAACCATAATGTTGATTTTTTTACTGGTTTTGGGAATATTTGTAGTTTATTGTTTACTAAATTAAATGTAAATGCTGATTTTCTAATTTGGTCATTAAATTCAATAGCTCCTATTCTAAGTAAATCTTCATAGATTGGCATCAATACAAATTGTGCTGCCGGTGAGAATGAACCGAATCCAAACTCATCAATTAAGTTTAGTGTTCCTTGTCCACTTACTGAATATGGGTCAAAAAATTTATTAATAGCTGGTGTTGCTTCATAAAATACCTTCGTTACATTAATTCTATTTCCACTTTCACTAACATCTGCCCATAAGTCTTGTAAATCGTATTCTTGTGAACCACTATTAAGTTCTACATAACCTTTTTTTATATCAACCTTACCACCTACATTAGCGTAAGTACCATATGAATCTGATATTTCAATTAAGTTAGGTAATGGGTTACCTGCTATTTTCTTTTGTGTGTAATTTGAACCTGTGGGTTGACCTTGTAAAGAAGTTAAGTTATTTTTAATATTAAACTGATTTACTTGTGCTGAGTATTCTGATACTGCTTCTTCAAGACAAGCATAAAAATTTAAATCTACTAATTCAACATCTACAATTGGGTATCCCAATCTCTTAGCACACCATGATGCTACTTTAGGTCCATCACTTTGATATGTTGCATCGGTATCGTAAATACCAAATGGTGTTGAACCTGAAATTACATTATCTGCAGAACCGCTCCAAAAGTTAGACATATTGTTTTGTTTATATTATTTCTCTTATATAAATATAGAATAAAAAGATATCACTATAAAAGGCATAAAAAAAGGGGAAATTTCTTTCCCCTTAATTTATTAGATAACTAAAATATTATACTAAGTCTAAATCTGCGATATCAATTGTACCGTAGAATTCAGGTCTTACTAATTTCTTAGCGTATCTTGTCATCACACCTCTCCTTGGAGTAAAGTTTGATGGGTCATATACCAACGGAGTCATGATAAGTGGTACATATGGTGCGTAAACCGCTCCACTTTCAAGGAAGTTATTTCCTTTGTATCCTAACAATAACTGATTTGAAGTCATGTAAGGATTTTTGTACACAGTATATCTACTAGATAGTGCTCCGATAGCACTTACACCAGCTGCGAACTCTTGTGCATCTTTTCCAGCGTCTACATTAAATTGAGGAATTGATTCCAAAATTGTACAGACATCAGGAGAAGCTACGATAAAGTTAGCACCACCTCTAAGAGTTAATTGGTGAATCTTATTAGATACTTTATTAATTTTAGTACCTAATGTAGAGAACCAAGTATTCTTAGTATATGCTTGACCAGTAAATGAGCTCATTTGGAAACCGGAACCATCCCACTCAGAACCAACTTTAGCTGACCATTTTTCGTTAGTCAGTGCGCCTTGTCTAATCATATCTAAGATTTCTAAGTCAATCTCTAATGAGATGTACTCAGATAACATAGAAGTTAGTTCAGCTTCTGCATCGATTGAATGGTAAGCGTTAAGGTCTTGAGCTAACTCAGGAGTCCAAACTGCTTTTAGTTTTCTAGTCTTAGCAACGATAGCCTCAGATTTCAACTCAAGGTCGATTTCTGGAATATCAAGTACAGTACCACTTCCAGCAGAACCACCAGCGTTGTTTACTGGGTCTCTATCTTCGAAGTCACCTCTATTAGTAGAAGCTGGTACATTAGCGAAGTTTACATCAACTGCGTCGATGTTAGCATCAGCAGCACCAGAAACGAAGAATACATAATTTGCACCCTCTATTCTATTGTGTTCACCGATTGTTTCGCCTAAGTCACCTCCATCACCTGCATCAACGATAGTAAATGCTTTGATAGCATCATCATCAGCAGTAGATGAAATGTTAGATTTAGCGATAGTAATTTTAAATACTTTACTTGCTGCTACTGAAGCAGTAAAGTTAGCATCGTAGTTAATATCACTCATACTAGCAGTTGCTACAGTTGTGTTACCAGCTGTAACTGCTATGTTTTGGTCGTTAAGAGTATATCCATAACGCCCACTTCCATAAAGACCGTTTTTAGCAACATTAGTTGAACCCAAGTCCGAACCATCACCACCAAATAGTGAAGAACCACTATATGGAGCAACCGCTGAACCAGAACCAAACTGATTGTTGTTATATTTAAAGTCTAAGTAGAAGATAAGTCCTGATGGTAAGTTCATTGGTTGAACAGAAACGAAGTTTTTCGCTGCAATCTCACCAAAGATTCTTCTTACCAAAGGAAGAGCTACACCATTCCACTCTTCATTACCTGAAGATGTAGAAGTAGAGTTAGCTTCATCAAGCAATTGTTTTGCTTGGTTTTCTAAAAGGACCGACATCTGATGTTGGTCTCTTTCTTTTAAACCTTCAAGAAGTCCAGTTTGTTCCCATTTAGTCTTTAATCCTCTTGTTTCCTCGAGCATTACTGATTGTGGGTTCTTTCCTTCCATAAGTTTATTTAAATCAAAATTTGCCATTTTTTTTCTCTCCTTATAAAAAAATTAATTATTTAATGTTTGCTAACTTTTTAAATCTGTTAGCGATTTCGTTACCTTCAGAAATAATTTCTTTCTTAGGAGCAGTTGATTTCTGAGCTTTAGAAGCGATTCCTTCTGTTACTCTTACTTTTTTAGTTTCTCCACCGAATTTCATTGATTCTGCTAGTGTAGCGAATACCAATTTCACCTCTCTAACAGATTTTGTTCTGTCAAGAGTTTCTACAACTTTACTTTTTTGGTCATTGTTCATAGCGTATGAACGGAATAACTTATTAGCGTAAAGTAATTTAGCGTTAAGTAGGTTTACTTCGTTGATAGTTCTTTTAAGTTCTTTTACGGTAGCGTAAGCTTCCCCTAATTCCTTATTAAGTTCTTCAACTTGGTTGTCAGTAGACTCTTCGACTTCCTCTTCTGAATCTTCTTCCTCTCCGTATCCCATTTCTTTTAGGATTTCATCAAGGTCGATATCTTCTTCGACTTCATCTTCACCAGCGATTTCTTCTTCGCCGTGTTCGCCTTCTTCTTCACCATGCATTCCTTCTTCTTCACCGTGACTCATTTCTTCCTCACCGTGTTCGCCTTCTTCAACTTCTTCCTCATCACCTTCTTCTTCTGAAAGTTCTGATTCAAGTTCTTTAATGATGTCCTCAAGGTTAAGTTCTTCATCAACCTCATCTTCATCATCTTCTTCGTGATAGCCTTCGTTCGCTTCTTCTTCTTCCTCTTCCTCTTCCATCTCTTCTTTAACTTCAGTTTCAGATACTTCTTCAGTTGATTCCTCAACTTCTTCTTTATCTTCTTCTTCTTTTAAATCATCAACTTTGTCGACATTGGAATCTTCTTCGCCAGGTGCTGCAGTTTCTTTATCAGTTTCAGGGTCTAACTCAGTATGAGCTTCATCATACTTAGGTTCTCCACCTTTACCGATATCAGATGATGCAACTTCCTCTGCTACTTCTTCTACTTCATCTTCTTCTTCTTCTGCCATTTCTGATTGAAGTTTTTTAGATAGAATAGATTGTAGTTTTGGAGTAAATGCTTCCTCTAATGCGATTTTAGCATTAGCGATTGCAGTTTCTCTAACGGCTTTAGCGTCTGCGATGGCTTCTTTTAATAGTTTAGAATTTGCCATATTATTGCCTTCCTTATTAAATTCGTGAAAATATTTGTGATTTTCAATCATGTTAGGTCGGTTGTTCGGTCACCACTTAGAAAAGGGTATTCATTAACCAACTGAAATTCAAACACACATAGATTGGTGTGTTACTGAGTATAAGTATTATAATATACTAAAAAACGATAAATTATCTTCGTTTTTTTCTTTTTTTGGTAAACAACCTTATAGAAGAATCACCATCTTCATACTTTTCAATCATTGTTTGTCTATTTCTATTTCTGATTGCTTGAAGTTTTTGTTTTCTTCTTTTGGTTGTGGGTTTTGTGTAGGTTTGTTTTTCTCTAAGTAATTGAAGATGTCCAGAATCTTCCATTCTTCTTTTGAAAATTTTAAGTGCTTTTTGTATGTTTCCTTTTCTTACTTCAACGGAAACTATTGGGTGTTTACTCATTCTCCTTTATTTAATATAACTATGTTCCTGTTTTTGAGAAAGTAGGTTTTTTACCTTTAGACCTATTTCCTCCTTTTTTTGCATCACCAGATTTCTTTTGGTCTGCTCTTTTTCTTCTTACAAATGCCGCTCTACCTTTACTTCCTAATTTAGCCGCTTTCTCTTTTGATAAACATGCCGCATATGCTCCACCTTCTTTACCATCACCACATTTACCTAACTTCTTACCAGTAGAACTATATCTATCCCATCCTCCACCTGATGAAGAACCAGTCTTACCTTTACCAAACCATTTTCTTAAATCTTCGTTTTGTGGTTCGTTTACTAATTCATGTAGTATATCTGTTAAATTCATCTTATTTAGCTAAATTAAATAATTTTTCTTCTGCATCTCCATTACTTCGGTAATCATAGTGTTTTGCATTTATTTTAAAATCAGTTAATCCTTTTTCTAAAAATGCTCTGTATTTTTTCTTACCTAATTTTTTTTCTATTTTGGATAATGCATCATAGAATTTTATTTCAGATTTACCAACTTTCTTTTTAAGTTGA